ATGTATTTGAGAAAGCTGTGTGGCTTGCTTCTGCGAGCACATAAAAACTTATTCGGTATAAAATGCGTAAAATTCATAAGAAATAGACTAAACTTTGATGTGGGTTCAAACATGAAAACTATACGATTAAGCGGTGAGATCCATGGTGAGCTCACGAAGATCGTTGGTGAGCTCATAGCTCGGAAAGGCAAAAGAATAAGCTATGAAGAAGCCATAAAGGAGCTCATCGATTTTTGGAAAGAACATCAGTGAACTACCCCACGCTATCGCATAGTACTTCCAGATTCAACTATGGAACTTGCTTTGTGCGCGCTTTACGAAAAAGGTGAAGAGGAGGAAAAGAATGAGGAGAAAACTTAGAATGAGGTGCTCTGAATGTGGTTATTGGAATAGGGTTTCGGTAAACAAAATTTTCTTTGAAACGAATACTGGAGAACCACAAGTTAAGGTTTTCATTCCATTCTTTGTAACTTCCAATGGTTCATAATGTGGGAAATGTGGTAAGGTTATCGCTGAACCTAAAGAACTGATTCGAATTATGAGGAAATGAACAGCTACTTACATAAATTATATCCTTAATGGAATGAAAGTAAAAATTTTCTCGAGCGAAAATCAGCTTTCTGAAACGTAAATGACTTTTCTCATCTTAACCTGAGTGTGCTTCGCAGAGGATCCCGAAAATCCTGGAAAAAGAGAGCAGCAACGTACATGGCAAGGGGTAATCGACATCGTGTATGCCACTGTGTGGTATTGGTGGGTTAAAGAGAACCACAAATTTTATATGGTGTTATTAAGTTAATAAGTTATTATGCCAAAGAAAATTATCAGTTTCGCGCTTTCTGAAGAAAGCGTTGAGAAAATCGATAAGACCTCAAAGGCTCTTGGTATGAGTCGCAGTGAATTGATTGAGTTCTTGGTTAGCAAAGGTTTTCAGTTTCCGGAAGAGGTAGAGGCCAACCTAAATGAGATTTCAAAGTTGCAGCAGGAGACAAAGGAGAAGATTAAGATTAAGAAAAGGAGGGAATGACATGTTACGTGAATTTTGGAACATTGTTAGGGTGAGTTTCAGGAAGCGATTCATCGTATACTACGTTGTTGTTTGGAGTCTAACGCTTTTCGGGACTTTTCCAAGTCTAATTGTTAAACTTGTGGCGCTTTCTGTTTTCGTTGCGGCCAGTGTGTTGTTCGTGCCTATCTTCACCTCGCAGTTTGTTTCACAACTTAGACAGTTTCTTGAGCATAGGCATCGAGTAAGGCGGCGGGTTTCCTCTGAAATTGCTGATTTAGCAGAAAGAATAGGTGCTCCAGTTAAAGAACTCGGATTTGTGAGGGGTTGCACTGCTTATGTGAGGGGCAAATGTCTTGTTTTGGGAATAGAACTTTTGAAAAGGCTAACTTTTGATGAACGTCAGGCTGTTGTCGCTCACGAATTAGGGCACATGAAAGAGAGGCATGATATATTCCGTCTCATCTTGCCGTTTCTCTTCTTGGTGGTTCCATTGTATAGTTGGTCGAAACTATCTTCGCCGATTTTCTTTACGGAGTCGTTGACCCAAATAGCCGTGACAGTTATGCTGAATATAGCATTGTTGGCATTTGTTGTAATGGTGACCATTCCGTTTAATTGGTACTTTGAGGTGAGGGCTGATCGAGTGGCTGCAAGTCTTGTCGGAAAAGAAAATATAATTTCAGCGTTAATGAAGCTTGGAGCTGGGAAAAACCTTAAGGAGCCATCAGAGACGCACCCGTCAATAGCTGAAAGAGTGAAGCTCATTGAAAAGTTAAAGTGATCAGCTGATTTGGGAGCCGATTGTTTATGTTGAGTGAGACTGATACTCGGGTTAAGCTTTCTACCACCAAGCTTCCTACACTCCTATTTCACAATCTCTATTTTTTCGCGCCTCTGTTGTGCGCAGTAAATCGCTACCTTCGCATTTTTGACAGGCATTTCTTGATCTTTAAAATTTAGCGCGCGCCGATAGAGTTAAACTGTTGGGCGTTCGATCTCCTCTAACGGTAGCTTACAAACTTCTCTCAGAACCGTCCGTATCTCGCTTGGTTTGATAACAGCGTTCGATTGAAGCTCTATAAGGTACGGCAGAATCGCCGCGAGCTTCTCATAATCCAATGCCTCAGGCATGCCCCACTCCAAACGACACTCCGCCTCCTTTGGATCAAAACCCGCTTGCTCCAAAACAGGGGTAAAGATTTCACGCTCCACAATCCGTTTAATAAACCGCTGCAAGGACATGACCTTGCGCTCCGCGATCTCTATAGCTGCTTTCGCAGATGCCTCGGTAAAGCCAGGAGTCGTGAACAGTTTCGGAAGGGGTGTTTGTCCGCCGAGATAGACCTGGTTTAAAATGTGCTCGATATAGGCTTCGTATCGAGCGCGTGGATCCACCTGCACCGTCTTAATGTCCGCATCCGCCTTATCATACACAAAACGTGCTCCCGCCTTAGGCTTACTTTTGATCAGCGCTTGATACTGGGAGAGCTGATCAGGCGAAACACCTGGGAAAATCCACAACTCGTCAGGACCCGCATACTTCTCAAAGACATCGATCATGCGGGTTTCGATGCGGGCCTTCATCTCCAGGATGCTCATGCGTTTCTCGCCGTTGAAGCTGAGCTCCTGCAGTAGGACCTGTAGAACTCCGGTTCCGAAGGCGCTGAAGTTGACGGCTCCCCACTTCCAGTGAATGATTTGTTCGGGTTTAAACTCTTTCTCGACGCCGTTAAACTTGTATTTGTATCCTTGTACGTCGCCGGCAGAGTCTCGGATAACCGCTTTGGGGTCATCAAACCCGGTAAGCGGTAAAATCTTCAATCCAAAGGGCTTCGCATCATTTGTTTTCAGCCAGAAGCTGTTTCCCGCCGCCACGATCTCTCGAGTACCGATCTGCAGCAACCCGTCAAGATTCACGAATTCATTGAACTCGTCCACTACAGCCTTAGCCTCTTCAGTCTGTTCATACCCCTTGTTCACCGTGGTGTAGAAGCCCATGCCCACGGCTTGATCTGCCAAAAAATCCACGAACGCCTTGCAGCTGGGATCCCGCAGATAGGCGGTCATCACATCACTAAAACTAACCTCTTTCACTTCCCCATAGGCGGTCCTGTAGGCAGACAGCAAGGTTCCTGTTCCGCCTCGACGCAAAGCCTCACGCAACAGGTTCCAGCCTTTCCGGAAAAACGCCATATCAATGCGCGCTCCTTAACGTTGCTGCCTCGCTTTTCCATCCTTCCGCTTGCAGCCTCGCAAAGTACTCTTCGAGAACAATCTGAAGATAATCTGATCGTGAACGTCGAGCCTTTTCGCTGGCTTCATTAAGCTTTTCGATAAGGTCCTTTCTTAACGCAACAGAGATTCTATCCTTTCTCATGAGTCTTCAATATAACACCAAATTCTTCGTAACATTTAACAATTGTTGTGAAACATTCACAACAGCCTTTATTTTCAATTTTAAGCCTAAAATTCGCTTAGAAATCCTCGGAGTCCAAAATTTGCCGATAGATCCATTCCCAGACTTCGATTCTTGTGCAGAGGCGGAAAAGGCTAAAGTTGTTGCCAAAGCCATCCGTAGCAAGAAATCTTACGTAAATCATAGTCATGTGTTCATGACCAGAGATGAAGGGCGAACTTCAGCTCTGTCATCAAAAATAGGAGAACGAGAAAATGGCTGACTACTATCCCGCGGTTGCTGTTGGAGACGCCATATATGAGATTCTTAAAGTCCCAATGAAGTGCGAATCTGCGGTGACTAAAGGCCAAGTTGTTGTATTCAATACACACACCGACGGCGAACTTCCCAGCGTATCTCCGGCAGGTGCAGACGCTGAAAACGTTGCAGGTGTTGCCTTGAAAAGCGGCAGTGCTGGAGAAGTTATTCCAGTACTCAAAAAAGGTATAGTAAAAGTTACAGGATCTGGCGCGATAACGATGGGTAACCGCCTCGTGACGGCCGCAAATGGACAAGTTAAAGCCATGGCTGCTGACACCTTAACCGCTCTCCAATTGATTAGTAGAAACATTGGTCATGCAATGCAAACTTTCGGAGCTGGCACTAACACAGGTCTCATTTTCATTGACAGGTGATCAAAATGAGCGAAAAACCAAACATTTTGAGGGAAGCGATTCTTAATGACCCGGAACTCGGTGAATCAGCGTGGAAAGAAACCCTTGATGCTGCAAAAAGAAATCCATTCTACAATTCCTTGTTAAGAGAAGCAGTTCATAGTGATTATGCTCAAGCACTCGGTGCAGTTCATGATGTAGTCATAAAAGCGGCATATCCAAATCTTATCGGTAGAGAGATCATCCAGGTAGTACCTGTAAAGAATTCTGCGCCGCGTTTCGTAAGGGCCATCAAAGGCAAAGCGTGGGTTGTCGGAGAAGCCGAGGCGCCGATTACACCAGAGACCTATGACAAGGTTGACATGACATTAAAAGAAGTAAAGTCGAGGGCAGAATGGAGCGCTACGTTCTTGGAAGACGCTGAGTGGGCGGTGGAGCAGAGAATGATCGCTGAGGTTGGTAGAACCATTTCAGAAAAGGAACTCGAAGATATCGTTGCCCTTTACAACGGAATAACTGCAGGAGACTTGGCCGGCGGAGACGAATTAACGATCTCTTCGCCTATAACTTGGGCTAACTTTAGAACCTTGGTGTCAAGGGTTGAAGAAGCCGACTTTACCCCGAACATTGTTGCTTTGAGCCCAGCAGTGTATAACGAATTGCTTGACATAACTCAGTTCACTCAAACCCTGTATCACGCGCCGGAGCAGGCCATACGGCAAGGGGTTGTGGCGACAACCATGGGCGTCACCATCGTTCGAAGCTCAAAGGTGACCAAGTCCCTCGCCATCGACACAAGCTGCGCGGCAGTTTTGGCCCTCAGACGGGACCTGATCACAAAACCTTACGAGGATCCCAGCAAGGAAATGTATGGCGTCCTCGGTAGCGAAAGATACGGCCTGGCAGTCTTGAGAAGCAAGGCGGTGGCAAGAGGGTCAAGGTAACCTTCTTAACACCTCTGAAGAGGCCCGTGAAACTCGGGCCGAAACCACATCCTTTTGTGGTTAGGTGAAGTGGAAAAATAGTTGCGGCTGTTCGTGTAGTGGGTTCCATGGGAAGTTTATCGCTATGAAAACATGTATGACTGTAACCATTGACAGAGACCTTTTCAAGCAGATTGAGGCGCTGAGAGGCCGCGAGAAACGCTCCACCTTTGTTGAGCATCTCCTCCGCTTGGGCTTGAACCACCATCTGCATAACGAAAGGAGACAGAGATCATTTGAGTAAGCGTGAGGAGCAGGACCGCCTCGCGAGGATCATTCTATCTTGCTTAGAGAAACGGGGAAGGATCTCCAGAACCGACCTGCTCAAGCTCACCTTGCGGCAGTGCGGCACGCCACAAAAGTTCAACAGCATTTTCCAATATTTGAATAGGCGTGGCTGGGTGGAGAAGCTGGGACCGCCCAAATCACGGGCTCCTTACCAAATCACAGAAAAGGGAAGAAAATTTTTGGAACTGCTAAATAAGGCGTAGCTTCCCATGTCATGTACTTCGCAAACTTCTGCGACGTACATACCCCTCTCTTGTTACACTTCTTTTTTTCTACCTCTTTTAATGAGTAGTGTTTAAATATAATCTCTTTTCGGCAAAATTAATTAAATACGGCTTATTTTTTCTATTTTCCTTCCGAGCGTGGCTGAATGGCTGTCGCCCATACCAGACCCGAAGATCCACTCCCAAGAGTTTCTGATCAATGAAAGATAGCGATGATGTAGTTAAAACGGTTTCGCAACTCCAGTTCGGCGACCTCATCGAGGTGGAGTGGTGGGACCATTCTAAGCGGGAGATCCGGCTGAAGAGTAAGGGGAAAAAGCGTTATCTCGTCTTCGACGTGCCTGTGAAATCCGTTGGGATATTTTGCGGAGTAGCTGGCGAGGAAACCAAACACATCATCCTGATACGCGATATCTTCATTTGGCCTGGCATGGGGGATTTCGATGTGGATGCAGTGGCTATCCTTCTTGGAGTGACGAAGGATGTGAAGGTGATAATGTCTGGGCTACTGGATCCTAAACTTGCCGCGAGGCTGGAAGTGGCGTGGGAAAGAGGGCAAGTCCGCATCATAAAACGGGGTAAACGCATGAGGCTTAGAACAGCGGAGGTGATCGAGGATTGAGGAGTCTAATTCGTAAGGCCTTAACCAAAACTGTCCGGACAAAGAAGCGGGAAATGGAGCTTCCTCCCAGCGAGCATGTGGTGTGGATGGTATACTTCGCCACCGTAAGCCTCATCGGACTCACCACCCTCGAGATCCTTCACATGACTTATTTCCGAGCTTGGAACAGCGAAATCTTCTCTGCCATCACCGGCCTGATCGGCACCATCACAGGCATATTCATCTCGCAGAGGGCGTGAAAAATTTTCCAAGAAGGGGTTTGAAATGAGTTCTGTTTCCTCTGAAAAGCTTGAAAAAAGGTCTGTTCGGAAGTCAAAACATGCAGGTGGAGCACGGATAATACGCGTAGCTCTCCGATTCACAATCCAGCCAGAAGAAAGACGAGAAAAGTATGTTGATCTTTTGGATCGGATGATTGACCGAGTGGAGAAAATAATCAATAGCACGCGCACCACAACCAAGCAGCGATTAAGGGCTATGCAGGTTCTGACGAATCTAATCAAGACAAGCTACGGTATGGTTCGCGATGTGGAGATTGAGCAACTTGAGCGAGAAGTTAACGCGCTTGAGAAGTCGGAAAGCGAGGCTCCTGAAACAGAAGACTCTTCGGGATAAGCAAGTTGAGATTCCGGAGGATCCCGTGGAGTTTTTCGAGAAAATTTTGCGTATCACGCCCTATTCTTATCAGGCGGAGTTTCTACGGGATCCCTCGCCTCTTAAGGTTCTGCGTTGGTGTAGAAGAGCAGGCAAAACAACAGTCATGTCTGGAGACGATATACGTTTTGCTGCAACACATCCAAACGCAAGAATCATCGTTACTATGCCCAAGTGGCAACAAGTGAAGGAGATTTATTTTCAGGGAGAGGGCGGACTTCACCAGCATTTGGCTCGAATAGATAAAGACATGTATGAGAGACTGATTTACGCCGAGTTGCAAACAATAATCCGCTTCAGAAATAAATCAGTGATTCTGGCTGAGACTCCTGAGCCATTCACAATTCGAGGTCACGGTCCCCAAAAAATTTCGATTGACGAGATGAACTTCATCCGCAAAGATCGAGACCTCTGGTTAAGTGCTCTGTTGCCCATGACGTTGACGCGAACCGTTTACATCAATGTTGCAAGCACGCCCTGGAACAAAGACAGCGTATACCATGCGATGTGTTTTGACAAGAATTTTAGAATTTTCAGCGGCAACAAGTTTGAGCATGATCCGCCACGATACTTGCGAATCTGGAAAGATGTTTTGAAGCCTCACGGTCCCTTGGACCCTAACCAAGTTGAAGTTATGAGGGAGCAGTATGCCGGAGATCCTTGGCGTTGGAAGCGCGAAATGGAATGCGCTTTTGTGGATGACGAGACCGCTTTCCTGCCATCGAGCTTGATCATTAAATGTCAAAACGAGATGTTAGAGCTCGTCGACTTTGAAGAGACCATAACAGGAGATTTTTACGTTGGCTGGGACTTGGGCAGAGAAAGAGACCATAATGTGGTTTCGGTGATCGATAAAACAGAGGATACCCGCCGTCTGGTTCATTGTAAACAGTTCAAGCTTGGGACTCCCTACGTCACTGTGATGGCTTACATTAAATCCCTCTGCGATCGGTGGAAAATTGTTCGCGCCGTTCATTACGACCACACAGGAACAAAGGGAATCGACGAGCAAATCGAGAAGGCAGGGTTCCCCGGACTCAAAGGCATAGACTTCACTAAACCAACGAAACACGGCATGGCCATGACCCTAAAACAACTGATGATGACTCCTCGAAAAGCCGATGCCGGACTGTTAGCTGAAGACGCGAGGCGACTGTTTGAATTACCCTTCGACCAAGATGTGCAAGCGGAACTAAACATCGTGCAATGGGAACAAAGCCCCGGCAGTGAAGTCTACACGTTCTCTCATCCAGAAGGATCTCATGACGATCGATTTTGGAGCATCGTGTTGGCCGTAGCGGCGTCAATACCTGAACAGACTTCAAGGCTGGTCAGAGCTTATTGAGGCGCAGAGAGCTCTTCGAGATTCAGAGATACGCTCGGGTTTACGATAAAAGGGAAGGCAAATTCATTGTTAGCCTCTCCTATAAGACCGCGACGGATATAACCCCCCGAACCATAAAAGTCGCCGAGGCTTTCGGTATAGGTACCGACGGACGAGATTTCATCATCTATGACAACGTGGAGTTAAAAATCGGTCCCACAGACATCGTGCTTATCACTGGCGACAGCGGATCAGGTAAGTCCCTGCTGTTAAAGGCTTTCAAAAAGGATCTGAGGGCGGAAGCCGTGGATATAGCGGATGTGGAATTTGACACCACGAAACCCCTTATCGACACTGTTGGCAAAACCCTTGAGGAAGGTCTGGAGCTGCTGAGCCTTGTGGGTCTTAATGACGCCTTCTTGTTTGTACGCCGCTATGATCAGCTTAGTGACGGCCAGAAGTTCCGTTATCGTATTGCGAAGCTGATTGAGAGTGGCGCCCAGTGGTGGATTATGGACGAGTTCTGCAGCACCCTGGACCGAGACATAGCTAAGATCGTGGCCTTCAATGTGCAGAAACTCGCCCGGAAAGAGGGAAAAGCCGTGATAGCTGCAACGACACACACAGACCTATTCGACGACTTCAAGCCTTCCGTTCACATTCACAAAAGGTTCGGAAAGGAAATTGAAGTCCATTATTTTCCTAATGAGATCAACAAGACATGTTCCTTAACAAGAGAGATGTACGTCGCAGAGGGATCCATCCAAGATTATCACAGGCTCTCAGGCTTCCACTATCGAGACAGCAGAAGGGTACCCGCTGTTCAGAAGATTTTTGTCCTAAGGCGCGAAGATGAGGTTTGCGGCGTCATTCTGTACAAGTATCCAGGCTTAGCATGCCAAGGCAGAAAGGAAGCCTTTGGCAGAGTGTTAACCATCCAAGAACTAAATCGAGACTTAACCACCATCGCACGCGTGGTTGTCCACCCAAAATACCGCACCATAGGCCTCGGCACCAAACTGGTCAAAGACACCCTGCCCCTGGTTGACAAGCCCTATGTGGAAATGATCGCTGTCATGTCCAAGTACAACCCCTTCGCAGAGAAAGCAGGAATGAAAAAGATTCTGGAAAGCAAGCCCAACCCAGCGGTCCTCGAAGCCATAGAAAAGCTGAGAAACTTAGGCTTCAACACGGTTTTTCTTTCCTCGGAAAAATACAACATGCACCAGCTGCGGACTCTTCGAGTGGTTAGTCAAGTGAAAACAATCCTCAAGGACCTTTCCAAGGCAGTGGGAATCTACCGCAAACGCCTATGGTCCAGCCACCAAGCCTACATGCCAAAAAAGCAGTTTAACAACTGCGTCGATAAAGCGTCGCTCAAAAAATTAGCTAAAATGCTCCGCGTACTCAGCTTCCTAATACAAACAAAAGTCTACCTTTTTTGGAAAGGAAGCTCAGCATCTCCTCAGAGGATAGGCAAGAGTTGA